ACGGGAATTTCTTCGTTGCTGGTCTTTTGAATGGTATGTCTGTAACTGGTGGAACTATCGTTACTGGACTTAATATGGGAGATTTGAGTGGGTACACTCTTACCTTAACTGGTATGGAGAAAGTACCAGCTAACTTCCTTGACACTAACATCGTTGATGCTGGTGGAACAATTGTTTCTGGAACTTAATTTGCATAGTTTCTTTATTTATGATGAGGGGGGTGAGTAATCATCCCCTTTATTGTTTTATATAAAAAAAACAAAAATAACCTTTTTTGGTATTATAGTATGAAAAGGGTAAATCCATCTTTAGAAACTAACACACTCTATGTTATAACAAGGGATTATAGCGTTACAACACCAGTTAGTGTGACTATTAGACAAGATGGGACTTATGTATCAGAGACGATAACAGTCACCCCATCGTACACAGAGAATTATTGCCAATTAGATTGTGATTTCACAATCCTTGAGCAAGATAGCGTGTATTTTATGGAGGTTAAAAACGGGGGAGATTTACTTTATAGAGATAAATTATATGCTACCTCATCAACAGATTATGTGCCTTCGCTAAACACTGGGGTTTACACCATTGATTCAGAGGGTGAAGATGAAGAGTACATTATATTAGAAGACTAATATGAATAAGAGTAAGAATATAAGGGTTGTTAACCTTGCCGATTACGAAAGACCTACGATTCACGAGGTGTCTAACAAGGAGTGGGTTATGTATGGGGACAACAATGATTATTTCGATGTTATTATCGAGAGATATTTAGGTTCTCCAACTAATGCTCGTTGTGTAAATGGTATTAGTGATATGATTTTCGGGAGAGGGCTTGAAGCCGTTGACCGAAATATCAACAGAGACGCTTATATTGAGATGAAACGTCTTATAGACGAGCGTGAATTACGCAAGATTGTAGGGGATAGAAAGTTATTAGGTCAAGCTGCAATAAAAGTTGTCTATAACAAGACAAAAACTAAAGTTATTGCCATTAAACATCATCCAATGGAGACTCTTCGTGCTGAAAAGACTTCAGATGGTGTTATTAGAGCATATTACTACCATCCAAAGTGGTGTGATATGAAGCCAAGTGACAAACCAAAGCGAATCCCGACATTTAAGAACGGAGGGAAGAGCGATACGGTTGAAATCTATGTTGTTCGACCATATATTAGTGGTTTTTACTATTATTCACCTTGTGACTACCAATCTTCACTACAATATAGTCAATTAGAGGAGGAAGTAAGCAATTATCACCTTTCTAACATAGAAAATGGGTTACAACCCTCTCTTTTAATCAACTTTAACAACGGACAACCTTCTGAGGAGGTTCAAGAGATGTTAGAGAGAAAGATTATGGAGAAATTTAGTGGGAGTAGTAATGCTGGTAAGTTTATATTGGCATTTAATGAAGATAAAGACACTGCTGCCACTGTTGATGCCGTTCACCTACCAGATGCACACGCACAATATCAGTTTTTGGCTGATGAGAGTCGTGAGAAGATAATGTTGGGTCACGGGATTGTGTCCCCTATCCTTTTAGGGATTAAAGACAACACTGGGTTTGGCAATAATGCAGAAGAGTTGCGTACTGCGTCTATTTTGATGGATAATATCGTTATTAGACCATTTCAACAGAATATTATCAATGCTTTAGATGATATTTTAGCATATAACAACATCTTTTTATCACTTTACTTTGTTACTCTTCAGCCAATCGAGTTTGTTGAGTTAGATAACATCTCTACAAGCATTGTTAAAGAGCAAGAAACTGGGGAAAAGTTGTCTTCTGACAAGGATGAGTTATCAGATGAAGAGTTTGATGACTTATTTGGGCAATTAGAGGCTCTTGGAGAGAAGATTGATGACTCTTGGGAACTTATCCATAGTTGTGATGCTGAAACGGGCGTAGAACTCTCTGAAGCGAATCCTTTAGCCCCTTCAATGGAGGACAAAGGCATTTATAAGGTGAGATATGCTTATGTACCGATTAGAAACTCTCAAGGGAGTAGACAATTCTGCCGCAGAATGGAAGGATTGACTTCTGCCGACATAGTATTCCGTAAGGAGGACATTAATCAAATGTCTTTTAAAGGGGTTAACAATAAATTAGGGCATAAGGGTAGAAATTACTCTTTATTGAAGTACAAGGGCGGTAAAAACTGTCATCACTTTTGGGAATTGCGAGTTTATAAGAAGATTGGCAGTGGAGAGGTCAATATTGATGAGGCAGTAAAGGATGGATTAATCCTCCCAAAGAACCCAGAGGAAATGGGGGTTAGACCAATTGATATGCCCAATGGAGGTGCTTATTTGAAGCGATTGTTTAACAAAATACTTGGGGAATAATGACTGCGTTATTTATATCACCTAAATATGTGAAAAGAAAGTCCATTATTGATGGGGAGTTGGATGCGGACAAGTTAATTCAGTTTATTGAGACTGCCCAAGACATTCACATTCAAAACTATTTAGGGACTAATCTATATAAGAAATTACAAACATTGATTGTTGCTGGAACGATTAATGATGCTGGTAATGCTGATTACAAGACCTTATTAGACGATTATATTAAACCTATGTTGGCTTGGTACACTCAAGCGGAGTACATTCCTTTCGCAGCATATACAATTAGCAATGGTGGGGTATACAGACATCGTTCTGACAATAGTGATGCCGTTGATTATGGTGAGATTGCTGGGTTAACGACAAGAGCTATGGATAAGGCAACTTTCTATACCAATCGATTTATAGATTATATGAACTTTAATTCTGAGTTATATCCAGAATTTATTTCCTCTTCGGAGGCTATGTATCCAGATAGAGACGCAAACAACATTGGTTGGGTTCTTTAATGGAGCAGAAGATTAATAAATATAAGTTAAAAGACAACTATATAAGTTCGTTAGACCGCTTTATAGGGCGGCTAACGAACGAAGAAAAAAAGATTATAGATAATGGGGACACCACTAACGGGAGCAAGGATTAAGGATACTTACGATGGGTTGATTAAGATTGATGACAATCAGCCTTTAAATGCAAGTACAGTTAAGCGACTCAATGATGGGTTGGGTAATCCATCCCCTATATATTTGTCTCAAGATGCCGTTGAGATAGACAACGGCTCTTTAAAGATTGGTGGGGCATTACTTGATGGGACTGATGCTGCTGGAACAAGTGGTCAATTACTATCTTCTACTGCAACTGGGGTACAATGGATTAGTGGTGGGGGACTAACGACTATTGAGAGTGTTACGCATCACAACTTCAACAATGTAGATAGTAAAGTCGACACATATATCCCTATTAATACTACGGTTGATACATCCTCTCGTAGTATGGAGAACTATATCATCCCTATTTATAACGGACAAATTGCAAGAGTTGTCCTTATGACAAGCAATTCTACAACTGATTGTAAATTCTATGTTTATAATGGAACAACATCAATAGCATCTTCTGCTTCATTTACTACAACTGCAAATACGGCAACTGTTGTATCTTTGAGTTCATTTGGTGGATTTTCTCAAGGAGATAGAATTAACTTTAGATTAACTTCTGAAGACCCACTTGGGGATGTTCAAATATCAATCCTTTGGGAGTATACAAGACCCGTTTAAACGAAATTAAAATGATGAATCTAACTGATTTGAAAATATACGCACTTAACACAATAGTCTTGGCTTTAAATTTCACTAACATAGAGTTAGGGTTAAAGATTATTTTAACTATTGTAGCGATAGGCTATACTGGGCATAAGTGGTATTTAATGTACAAGAACAATGGCTAACGAGATATATCACAGAACTTGGTGGGGTGAGTCCTCTAATACTTATTGGGGGGATGTTTACTATGAACCTAACATTACAAATGATATGTATGTAAGGGTTAATTATTATGAGAATAGTCAAGAGACAGACGATTTGTTAAACGCTTTAATCTGCTAATATGTTATTACAAAAAGCCAAAGTAGTTACAACGCCAACCGCCTATTCAGATGGGTTTTTGCATAGTGTTAAGCCGAACAATGCAGAGAATCTTTTGTTGCAATCAAATCAGTTTGATACGACTTGGACAACAAGCAATGCTAATGTAACGAGTGGGCAAAGTGGTTATGATGGGTCGAGCGATGCTTGGTTGTTAACAGCGACTACTCAACCCGCATTAATATATCAAAACATTTCTGGTACATCTACATATTCATTTAGTTTGTACGCCAAAGCCAATACTCAAAATTCGGTATTTATCCGTTTGACTGGTAGTGTAAGCGGTAGGGCGTTTTTTGATTTACAAAACGGAGTAGTTATTGGCCCAACAAATCTGGTAGATTCGCAAATTGAGAATATTGGAAATGGATGGTACAGATGCACAATTGTTTCAAGTGATACAATATCTGATGCAAGGATATATGTTGCAGATAATAGCCAATCTTTTCCGTCATCTGGTTCAATCTACATCCAAGACGCTCAATTAAACAAAGGATATTCAGCAGACCAATATATAGAAACCACAACAGAAACAAGTCCGAGAGCCGATTTCACATTCACAAGAAATTCATCAGCCACAAGAGTAGGAGAAGATGGGTATATTCAAGATGTGCAAATCAT